TCACGCCCCACTTTCAGGCCCTCCACGCTTCAACCACTGGCGCAGCGACACGATGACCAGGTCTTCCTGCTGGGGATTCAGCCATTCCAGGCGGTCCACCTGGGTCTGCCGCTTGATGAATGCCGTGACAGCAGCGCCCGTTCTGGCCTTCACCAGGCCGGCGTCGGCCAGCTGGTGCCACAGCGACCAGATCAGCCGCTGGCGGGCCGTCAGGGGCTTGCGCGGGGCGCTGCCCGTGCGGGGCTTGCTGCTCTTCAAGCCGCTGCTGGTCATGCAGGCCTGCAGATGCGCCAGCCAGCGCTTGCGGCCGCTGACGTCGAGGTCGGCGCTGCTGCGCACGCTGCAGATGGTCTGCAGCAGGTCGCGGTAGGCGTCATCGTCCAATCCCAGCGCCTTCTTGGCGATGTGGATGGCGGCCAGGTCGGCGCGGCGGTCGGCCAGGTGGCGGGTTTGTACAGCGCTCACGACAGGTCATCCAGCGGGCTGCGCACGGCCTTGCCGCCCAGGCGCAGGACGTGGGTGTAGATCATGGTGGTGCTCACGTCGGCGTGGCCCAGCATTTCCTGCACGGTGCGGATGTCGTAGCCCGACATCAGCAGGTGCGTGGCGTAGGAATGGCGCAGGGTGTGCGGCGTGGCGCGCTTGTGGATACCGGCGGCGGCCACGGCGCGCTGCATGGCCCGTTGGATGTGTTCCGGGCTCAGGTGGTGCCGGCGGCGGGCCTTGGTGATGGGGTCTGTTGAATAGTCATCGGCGCAGAACACGTACTGCCAGGACCATGACTGCGCAGCACGCGGGTACTTCACGGCCAGCGCGTGGGGCAGCCACACGTCCACCATGCCCCGTTGCTGGTCCAAGCGGTGCAGGTCAGCGCGGCGGGCCAGTTGCTGGCGCAGTGCGTCAGCCAGGCTTTGCGGCAGTGTGACGATTCGGTCCTTGCCGCCCTTTCCGTCGCGCACCACGATGGCCTGGTGGTCGAAGTCCAGGTCTTTCACGCGCAACTGCAGGCATTCGGTGATGCGCATGCCGGTGCCGTACAGCAGCGCCATCAGCAGGCCGGTGCGACCGGATACCGCAGCAAGCAGGCGCTGCACTTCAGGCACGCTCAGCACCACAGGGAGGTGCTTCGAAGACTTCGCGCAGGGCAGCGACTTCAGCCAGGGCAGATCGACATCCAGCACCTTGCCGTATAGGAACAGCAACGCGCTACGCGCCTGGCTTTGGCTGGAAGGGGCCAACTTCCGCTGCGTGGCCAGGAAGCTCAAGAAGTCTTCGCACTCGGCAGCGCCCATGTGTTTCGGATGGCGCATGCCTGACCAGTAGATGAAATGCTTGACCCAGTGCACATAGGCCTCTTCGGTGCGCAGGCTGTAGTGCCGCACTCGAATCGCTGCGCGCAGTTGATGAATCAGCTTCGGCTTGCCCGTGGCCTCGCTGGGAACACGCGCAACCGCGTTGCCTTCAGCATCTGCAAATTGAGGTGTGACAAGGACTTGCATGTGGTGGTCTGGGATTAGGCGACTGGGGTGGTTGTCTACAACACGTTCGGCGTCTTGTGGCGGGCCAGCAAAAGACCCGTGCGCAAGTCCCAGCGCAAGCCGTGACCTGGGCACACCGCCGTCCCGTCTTCTTTCTCAAACGGCCGCAGATCAATGCCACGGTGCGGGCATGTGTGGCCGTCCTTCAGCTTGTCGCAGCGGATGCGCTGTGCCGTCTCCATCGCGGCCCAAATCGGCCCCGGCGATGCAGGGAAGTCCGGCATCTGGCGGCGGCACATCCTGCGTTTGAGTTCGGACGCGCCCGTCAGCTCGTGGTCGCCCCATCGGTTCGGGTTGTCGTTGGAAACGACCTTGCCGTGTGGGCTGGCAATGCGGCCGGCGCTGGCATGGCGCAACGTGTCTTCAGGCACAAAGCGCCAGTCCACATGCCAATGCTCCCAGTCCACGCCAAGCTCTACGTCTCGGTGTTTCGGGCCAATCACGGGCGCCCACTTCATACCGTAGAAGCCGAATGGCACACGCACGCACGGCACCGAGTAGAACGCGCCAACTTCTGCGCGCTTCGGACCCAGACGCCGAACCCCTCGCTCGAACCGAGAGCCAACGGCGCTCGGCAGCGTCTCAATAGTCATCAGTGTCACGCCGTTGTCTCCGTTTCAGCTCGAACGTTAGGCATCAGCCCGGTACTCCACGGGCGTCCACCATTCTTCGCTCAGGTATTCCTGGCGATCTTCAGTCTCGCGCCATGCCTCCCGCGTCCACTCGTCGCCGTCGTGCCACGTCCACGCCTCCATGCCGTCAGTGTCTCGCGCATACCAGCGGCCAGCCTTGTCGGCCTGCGTCATCGGTTGCCAGTTCGGTACTCTCATCTCGTCCTCCACCACTGATGCCTAACACGTCGCTTAACCGGAGCGGCAACGGCCTGGGCGGCTACGTCCTACTTGGGTGCGCCGCCCGGTTAGCTCCAACGTTAGGGCGCACAAGCTCCTCGGCGCGTAGGAACAGCCCATTGTTCAAACCGCGACCGAGTTCACCGTCTGGCATTGCGCGGTATGCGTTTACAAAATCACGTAGCGCATCGCGGCAACGATCACCTTCGTCGCATCTCTGCTGTATGGCCGTAATGTGAAGCACCGCTTCATGCAGCAAATTCGCAATGTCGTCCGCATGCCCGGCGGCGCATAGGTCGCGTTCTTCGCGCAGCCTTTGCAGTAGGTCGCTCATGCCGGATTCCTTTCGTCCATCACGTCGCGCAGCCGCTCGTGAAGCTCCTCGTACAGCTCATAGTCGTCTTTCCCAGGCCATAGCTGCGCAGCAGCTTCCACCAGCGCATGCAGTTGCAACATCAAATCGTTGTCGTCCATCGCTTCCCTTCCTTGACTTCGTTCACAAGCGCCCTAACCCGCAATTCAAGCCGACGCCTGACGGCGCGGCTTAATTGCAACGTTGAAGCTCACGCCACCGGCCCTTCCGGCTGCGCCCAATGCGTCACACCCAGCACAGTGCCGCCGCTCTCACAGGCAATCCAACCGGGAACGCTGTCGTCCCAGTAGCCGGTAAAGAAGCCTTCGCTGCCCCAGCAAAGCACGGTGATGTCGCTGTCCGGCTTGCGGCTCTCCGGGTGCCATTCGATCTGCTCGATGCTGCTTTCCCCGTACCCATTCGCCACCGTCCACCAGCCGCTGCTGTAGACCACCTGCCCGCGCTGCAGGCGCGTCTTCAGCAGGCCCCACACCAGGCGGGTGCTCAGGTCCACGGCGTCGGCCAATTGGCGGGTGCTCATGCGGCCCTTGGTGAACAGCAGGCGGATCAGCTCATCGGTAACGGTGCCGCCGTTCGGTGCAATGCCGCCGCTGCGGGCCGGTATCGGCGGGCGTTCCGCGGTGGCCACCCGCACCAGGTCAGCGAACACGCCCGTCATGGCCGATGCCCCGCACTCACCGCAGCCGCCCGCGCATGCTTCAGCGTCTGCTCCAGCTCGTCCAGCTTGCCGTGCAAGGTGGCGCCGTGCAGGCCCGGCTTGCTGCTGGCAATGCCGCTGACCAGATCGGAAACCTTGGCCCGCAGCAGCGCCAGGTAGGCCTGCAGGGTTTCGTTCTTGGCTTCCATCACTGCACCGGCGCCTGGGTTGCCGGCGCCTTCAACACCACGCGGAACAGACGGGTGAAGACATTGCCTTCCTTGACTTCATCGACGCGCTCGACCTGGTCGCCGTACAGCTTGGCGGCCAGCCGGCGCGCAGCTTCTTCGGCGCTGTGCGTGCAGCTGGCGCGCTTGCCGCGGATGGTGTTGGTGGTGTAGTCCGAACCCGTGCACTTGACGTAGATGTCGGGCGGCGGCGCCGTGGTGTCTTGCTTCATCGCTGGCCTCTTGACGTGGGGTTGATGGGTGCCGGTGTTGCGCACACCGGCGAAGCGGCTATGCCCGCTGAACGGAAGGTGCCGTCCTTTGTGCACCCAAGCCACGTTCCTATGACCTGGGAGTGCTGCCAAGCTGCCGCAGTTGTTTTTGGGGTCCACACGCGGCTTACAACCCACCGGCCTGTCGCGCCCCAAGGCGGCCGGCTGCGCGGTCCCAGCATCAGGAAGATTCGGCCTGTTCCTCGGCGGCGCCCTTCAGCAGCGCGGTCACCAGCTTGTCCACGTCGCGGTCGACCGCTCGCACCACCACCTGGTCGCCGGTCTCTTCGACCGTGCAGCCGATGGCCTTCAGTTCCTTCACGCTCAGGTTCTTCAACGCGGTCTTGATCGGCTTCTTGTCGGTCTTGATCAGCGTGTCGGCCAGGTCGGGCAGCTTCTTCTCGATCAGCTCGCAGACCTTTTCGGCGTCTTCGAAGTCGATGGCGCCCTTGCCCTTTTCCAGGCCCAGTCGAATGCCATGCAAGATGACCGTGCGGGGTTTGACGAACAGGTCTTTCGATTCACCGACCTGGTCGATCAATTCGGCCTGCAGCTGGGCGGCGCGATGCAGTGCGCGGCGCACGCGCGGCAAATGGTCGCGCTTCAGGGCTTCGATACCCGCCTGCAGTTCGGCCACATATTCGGCCAGCTTGGTGCGCGACTCGGAAAATGCGAGCGCGCGGTTTTCAATCTCTTTCATCGTCGGCATGGGTTACTCCGTTGAATGCGGTTTGCAGGTATCTCGGGCCTCAGCCCTGGTTCAAGTTCAATTGCCCAGCCAGCACCGGCATGCTGATTCGCTTCATCTGGCACAGCAGGCGAAGGCTGCCCAGCGCGCGGGCCTTGAGAAACTCGCAGCCGCGGTCCAGCTCTTCGGCGGTGGTGGGCATGTAGTAGCCCGTGCCGGGATGGCCGCAGATGGCCGCGCCCTGCTCGCGCGCGGCGCTGATCAGGCGGCGCAGCTGTCGCGGGCTGCAGCGCAGTTCGGTGGCCAGGCCGTCGGCGCTGGCACCCTTGTCGGCGCCCAGGTGCTTGCTCATGGCGTTCAGCAGGTCGGTGACGCCGGCGCCTTTCATAGCTGCTCCTGCTGGCTTTGCTGGCGCTGCGTGGCGGCCAGGCTGAAGATGGAATTCGGCACGCCCTGCGGCACACCGCTCACCGGCTTGTGCAGCGGCTTGCGGTCCCAGGCGGTGTCTTTGACGGGCTCACCATCGTCTTGGGCGAGCTGACGTTCATGCGCGAGAACGGCTGGCGGCACCTCGGTGCCCAGGTGCCAGCGGCCCCATCGGGTGATACCTTCGAAACGCAGATAACCCGTCACCCGCAGGTTCTGCAGGCAGGCTTCGGTGGCGTGGTCATTGGCGCGGCCGGCCACGATGCCGCGCACTTCTGAAGTCGAAAGGCCCGCACCGGCCGCCGCTCGAACGGCGCGCCAGATGTCCAGCGTGTAGCCGGCGTGCGCACGCATTACGGCTTGCCCCTCGCGCAGCGCTCAGCCTCAGTGCCCGCCGCCTGCCAGGCGGCTTCAGCGCTGGCAACCATCTCGGCATGGCCCAGCTCGCGGCCGGCTTCGAAGCCGCGCTGCTCGGCGGCTTCCAGAGCCAGCAGGCGGGCGGCCTCGCGCTGGTCGGCCTGCTTGTCAGACCAGGTTGCCAGTGCAATCACGCCCACCACGAAAAGACAGCCCAGCGTGGGCCAGACAGCCGCATACCAGCGCGGAATGGTGCGGGTGGGCGTGACGTGTGCGCCGCTGCGCACGATGTCTTCAGACAGGAGTTGCATGGCGTTGCCCTTCACAGGTGGACGAAGACTTCTTTGGTCAGCAGCGGCACGCCTGTGGCCGCGGCTTCGTTCAGCGCGCGGGTCAGCATGTTGTTGACGGCTAGCGGGTAGCACATGCTCACGGCCGTGCTGCCCTGCTTGCGCGTCAGGCGCAAGCGCAGCGCCTCGATGGCGGCGTCGTCCATCAGGTCGCCCAGGCGGCGGCCGGCGGCCTGCACGCGGCAGTCGATGTAGGCCTTCAGGTCGTTGTCCAGCGGCAGCAGGTCCACCACTTCGCAGCGCTGTGCAACCTCACGCAGCGCACCGTTGCGCAGGCCGTTGGCCAGGCGCGTCTTCAGCTCGGGCTGGGCCAGCAACAAGATGCCCAGCAGCGGCCGGCGGCCCAGCCGCAGTTCATGCAGGCGCTTCAGGTGCTTCAGCGTGGCGTCTGGCAGGCCGTGGGCTTCCTCAATCACCAGCAGGTGCGAATTGCCGGCCTCGGCGCTGCTGGCCAGCAGCTTGTGGGTGCGCACTGTGCGGGCCTGCAAAGTCTGCGGCACGGCAGCCGTGGGCTGCAGCGTGGTGATGACGGCGTGCAGGATGTCCGCGCTCTTCAGCATCTGGCCGCGCGTGTTGGTCTCTTCCATGCCCAGCACGCCGGGCTTGATCAGGGTGACGCCGCGTGCGTCTGCCAGCAGGCGCGCTTCCAGGTCGGCCAGGATGGTGGTCTTGCCCGCACCGCTTTCGCCCACGATGGCCACGAAGCTGGCGTTCTGCACGCACTGCCAGGCGCTTTCGCGCACCCAGGCAATGTCGTTGCCGCTGAAGAAGTGTTCGTCTTTCACCACCTCGCCGTCGAAGGGGTTGCTGAACAGTTTGAAGTGGCGCTTGGCCAGGGGCGTCAGCGTCTGTTTGGCCAGCAGCATGTCGGGTTCCTCGGGTTGTGCGGGTGCAGCGGTTGGGCTGCCCGGGGTGGGGTTGGGGTTCTGGCCCGGCGCCTTGCCGGGGCCGAAGGCCCAGAACAAGGTGGCCAGGTCGTCGTCACTGGCGCCGCGCGCTGCCATCAGGCTCAGCAGCGCGCTGCGCAGGCCTTCCTGCGCGGTGCGCACGGGCCACTTGTTGCTCAGCACGTCGGCAATGCCGGTGCGGCTGATGGGGTGGCCTGCTGCGGTGCAGGCGTTGGCCATCTCGGTGATGGTCACGCCCAGATTCGCAGCCACCACACCCAGGTTCAGGCGCTTGCCTTCAGGCGGGTCACTCACGTCGAAAGAGGGCTGCACCCTGCGCAGTGAGTCGCGGCGGTTCGAAGTCATGCTGCACCCCCACCAATCAGCCGCAGGCCGTCTTCAGCCTCGGGCGGCGGTGCGGTCAGCTCAGCGCACACCTGGTCGATCTGCGCCTCATTCACGCCTTCGGGGAAGCGCTGCACCAGGTCGCCGTACACCTGCGGCGTGTAGGCCGGGCCCGTGCGGTCGCGGATCATCTTGGCGGCCTCGTAGTGGTCATAGCGGCGGGCTTCAACCTGGCGCTGCGGCAACGCCACCGGCGTGCTGTGGCGCGGCAGGTAACTGGGCACCTGCGTGGCCTTCACGTCGGCCATCGGGTCGATGACGCCCGCGTAGGCCGCTGCGTGGGCCTTGCGGGCCTTGGCGGCCTCTTCCAGCGTGGGCAGGCCGTCGCCGGTCTTGTAGGCCTGCTTGGTGACGGCGTTGCGGTTGTCGTCCACCGCGCTGTTGGCGGCGGTGCGCATGCTTTCGCCCCACACTGCATTGCCTTCACGGAAGCCCCATTCGTTGGTCTTCGCGGGTTCCACCACGTGCCAGGTCACGGCGCCGGTGTCGGGGTCGATGAACTGCACGTCGATGGCCGGCGCGCGGAACACGTTCACCTGCACCGTCACCTTCAGGCCCGCAATGGCACCCGGCACGCGGCGCAGGTCGTAGGTCTTGGCGCCGTAAGACACCGTCATGTCGTTGTCTACGCGGCGTGTCTCGGGCTCACGCACTGCGGCTTCGCGCAGGGCTTCCAGGCTGGCGGCTACGCGCAGTTGCTCGGCGCGTATCTCCATCCAGGCACCGAAGCGCGTGCGCTTGTGGCGGCTGTGCACGCGGGTGCTGCAGTAGGCGGCGGCCCAGCTCTGCACTTCCTCGTTCAGCTTGTCCAGCGTCACTTCACGCGGGTCTTTGAAGCGGAAGCGGGTTTCGAAGTGCATGCGCGCCAGGTCGTGCACCTTCTCCACGCTGCCCGTGACGTTGGCAGCACCTGCAGCGTGCCATTCCGGGGCTATGCCCGTGGCCTTGCAGAAGTTGCGCATCAGCTGGCTCTTGTTGGCCGCGCCCGGGTCCATGATCAGCATCAGCGGCAGGCCGTGCATGGGGCTGGTGTCGGCCTTCCACATCGCCCAGGTGGCGAAGTCCAGCAGGTTCTCGGCCGTCTCACCGCCCAGGTAGTAGCGGCAGCGGAAAGCGTGGCTGGTGTGGTCGGCCATCGCGTAGCGGGTCAGCAGGTCGGTGCTGGCCTTCACGATGTTCTCGACCTTGTTCTTGTAGAACTGGTCTTCGGGCATCCAGCGCAGCCGGCCGCCGGGCAGGTAGTAGTAGGCGCCGGTCGTGCTGTCCAGCTGCCACACATGGTTGGGGTGGTTGCTGGTCATCTGCACCGTGGCGCTGGGCAGGGCCATCTGTTCGGGGTGTAGGTGGTGCTGGTACAGCTGGCGGCTGACGGTGCTTTCGCTCACGTCGAAAGGCAGTTGCCCGCTGGCGCGCAGGATGTCGATGGCGGTGGCCACCGGCATGCGCTGGCCCTTCTTGTTCAGGCTGGCGGCCAGCACACCGGCCACCAGCTGCAGGTGGTCGCCGGCCAGCATGCTTTCGCCGGCATCCACGCGGCGCTTGCGGCCACTGTCGAAGCCGGCGTCACCCAGCTTGCGGTAGGCCGTCTGCGTGCTGATGCCCAGCGTGCGGGCCACGCGGTCGATGATGGGTCCGCGCTGGCCGCGCCCTGCGGCGCGCAGGTCGTCGCGGGCGCGGGCCAGCAGGTCGAATTCGGTGGCTGTGAGCATGGCAGTCAGTCCTCCAGCTCCAGGTCCGCAGCAGCTTGTGCTGCCCTCAGACGATTCTCAAAATCCCGATTAGCGTCGACGTCTTGCTTCCTCGAAACGGCAAACCACTTCAGGCGGTCTGGAGATCGGTGATAGGACAGGATCTCGACCCAGCTCTTTCCCGGGAAACGCCGAGCAATGCAGTCGGTACCGGGCTTCAAATTCGGAACTTCACACACGTAGTACGTGTTGCATCCGATCTCGACAGTCGGCATGGGTGCGAAGGTGACTCGGCTCACAAAGTACCGAACCTCGGACGACTCTGAGTGCTCATAGCGCACCATCCATTGCACGAGCATCGAGCCGCAATCGGTGAGCCCATCGTTGCCCAGCGGCTGGAAGCCCAGGCGCCTGTTTATTTGGACCTGTCTCTCAAGCAGGCAAACGTCTTTGGCGACAACGGCGATCAACTCTTTGGAAGCGATTCGCATGTCACTTCCTGGCCGCTTTGCGAGTTGGTGCAGCATCCACGGCCGCATTAATAGGATCGGTCCATGCGGGCGTAACCTGCTCGGCAAGATCGACGGCGATTCCGTACGTCTCGCAAACATCGACAAGTCGCCGAACCAGGTAGTCCACACTGTGGCGTGCTGCGAGTTCACAGGCCTGCGTGGGCGGCTTGTTGAGCACCGAATCCACTGCCTGGATTGCGTGGGCCAGCGCGCCTTCAGCCGCAAGGCATTTCGTTCGAAGCAGCTTCAGAGCCTCGCTCTCGTCACTCGCCTGTAGCTCTTCGCGCTGTTCAAGATCATTGATCTTCGCGTCCTTCTTGGCGATGACCTTGTCTTTGGCTGCGGCCAGCTTCTTGCTTTCCGCCAGCGCCGCCTGCAGTTCGCGGCGCGTCATGCTGGCCATGTCGTCCAGCGTCAGGCCGGCCAGCGTGCCGCCTTCGGCCAGTTCCTGGATGTCGTCGTCGCTTTCGTCCATCAGGTCGAACAGCTTCGACTTGCCCAAAAGCGCCACTGGTGTCGCATTTGAGGCCAGCTTGGGCGACAGGTATTTCAGCGCGGCCTGCATCATTCGCTGCGCGCTGCGGGTGCTGATGCCCAGGCGTTCGGTGACGATTTCGGTGAAGTCGCCGTGGGGCTCGTTCTCCTTCAGCTGGATCAGGCACTGGCCCAGCGACAGCATGGCTTCGGCACTCTGGCCCATGAAAAAACGGGCCTGGCTGACGATGCGGCTGCGCTCATAGGGCAGCCCGTCGCCGAAGCGTTCAGACACCTCGGCGCTGCGCCGGCCCACTTCGGTCAGGGCGGCGCCGTCGGCATCCAGGGTGGCGCGGTCCAGCGCCTCGATGGGCGTGGTGGGTGTGGGGTTGGGCTTGCGGCCGGCGGTCATGGAATCGTCTCCTTCGGGGGTGCTGCGTCAGGCGCGGCTGTAGCGGTTGGTGGTCTCGTCCAGGCGCTTGCGCGCGCGGTCCAGCGCCGTCATGTGCTTCATGGCGATCTGCACGATCTGCGGCCCCAGGCGCCAGCGCCCGGTGTTGGGCAGCTGTTCGGCCAGGCCGGCCGTGTACAGGTTGTCCAGGTCGCGGGTGACCTGGCTGGCGCTGCAGCCGTTCAGCTTGGCGATATCGCCGGGCGCCAGGCCTTCCATCTCGTTGCCGGCTAGGCAGCGCAGCAGGCCCAAGATGCGCTGCTGGCTGCTGTTCAGGTACTTGGTCTGGGCGTGTGCGTCGCTCATTGCATGGCCCCGGTGGGTTCGTGCGACAGCAGCGCGGCGGCGAAAAGCTCTTCGTCCAGGCGCAGGTCCAGGTTCGGGTGCAGTGCGCTCATGAAGCGCAGGCCCAGGCCGGGCACCAGGGCGTCGATGGCGTCGGCCAGGTCGCCGGCCACCGCTGCTATGTGGTCGCTTTCGTCACCGGCCGGGTCGGTGCTGGTGGGCTTGCTGGCCAGGTAGGCAGCCACGCGCACTTCGGCGCGCACCACGGCCTGGCGCAGCAGGCATTCGGCTTGCGACACGGTGATCATGCAGCCACCGCCTGGCCCAGTGGCATGGCCAGCGCGGCGGCGTACAGCACCGCGTTCACTTCCTTCTCGGTGCGGCGCTGTTCCGCCAGCTTCAGCGCGGACCACAGGCGGTGCAACCAGCGCGGGCTCACCAGCAGCAACGTGCGGTGGGCCGGTGTGTAGGTGGCGCCTTCGGGGCCGAAGCCGTTTTCGAACAGCACGGTGTCGGCGTCGGTGCCGCGTTCGAAGCAGCGGCCCTGGGTCAGGTCGGGGTGGCGCAGCGCGGTTTCGTTGAACAGGTTGTAGAAGTGCACGTTGTCGGGGTGGCAGTCCCACATCCAGCCCAGCATCTGCTGCAGGCGCTGCGGTGCGTCCCGGCTGGTGGGGGCCTCGAAGAAAACGGCCAGTTCGCTGAGCGGCGTGGGGAAGGCTGAGTACACGTAGGCGCGGAAAAGCATCACAGGACTCCTTGGGTTGTGCGCGGTGCGCGGGTTGTGAAAGGGGGTTCAGGCCGCACGGCGGCTGCTGCCGGTGCGCCGCAAGCTGCTGCCGTTGGCAGCGCCGTACTTGCTCGGCCAGATGTCGGTGACCGACTTGCCGATGGCGCTGGCGATGGCACTGGCAATGCGCATGGACGTGCCGCGGCCGTGGATGACGTTGCTGACCGTCATGCGGCTGACCTGCAGCGAATCGGCCAGCGCTGCGGGGGTGACCCCCCCAATGCGCAGGGCTGCCTTGATCAGTTCGGGGTGCATGGGCGGCGGTATCCTTTGAGGTCGTGCAACTTGTTAGGCATCCAGATAAATCGGATGCGTTGCACGATTATGGGAACAAACGAACCCATACGTCAACAATTTTTTGGGGTCAATCGTGCCTATTGGGGATCGCCTCCGTCAGGAGAGGGATCGACTGCGTTTGAGCCAGACCGAGTTCGGTCTGGCCGCCGGTGTGGGCCGAAAGACTCAGTTCAACTACGAAACCGACGAACGCGCGCCCGACACCGACTACCTGGAGAAGGTGGCTACGCTGGGCGTCGATGTCCGCTACCTGGTGACCGGCAGCCGCGACTACGTGCCACCAGAACCGCTGACGGCTGAAGAGCAGACGCTGCTGACCTACTGGCGGCAGGCCTCAGCCCCCACACGAAAGGCCGCGTTGGGTGCTCTGGTCGGCGCGAAGCCCGAGGCGGCGTCGCGCGTTGTGGTGAACGGCAAGGTCCGTTCGCAAACCATCATCGACGGCGACCAGACCATCTACGGCAGCCTGAACATCGACATGGGCGACAAGCGCAGGCGTTAACCCACCCTGTCAGACCTTGCAGCACCCGAATGGGGGTATTCGGGGTGCCCCGCCTATGCGCAGGCATGGGCGTTTGGCAAGATGTTCCGTCGGGAGAAACAACAGGCAGAAAGCCGTGTCGCGGAGTAAACCGGTAGTCGTTCGGCGTGCGGGCGTGGTCGTCACCCGCGACCAGCACATTCACAACCACTGGCCAGAGTCAGCCCCGCCAGATGATCCTGACGTCTCGCAGAAATGCCCCCAGTGCAAGGCGCTGACCTGGCGCTACACGCCGGTGTGCATGCACTGCCGCCTGGACATCCGGGCCTGGCACCAGCGGCGGCGTTGGGCGGCCTTGTGGCGGTGGCCCATCGACAAGATGATGCGGCTGGGGCGGTAGGCCGATAGAGTCAAGCGGCCCGGGGCAGCCGGGTGTTGTGACGGGGGAATGGCATGCGAATGACATGCGTGAAGTGCGGGTGTGAAAACACGAATGCGACGGGCCAGGACGATGACGCCTGCCCGCAGTGCGGCGCCCTGTATGCAAAGGCCCGCCCCACGGGCGCGCGGCCTGTGCCCAACACGCGGCCGGCGCCGCTGGCGGCCACGGGCACCGAAGACTTCAAGTTCAAGCGCACGACCCAGCCGGCTGAAATGCCGCGCCAGTTCATCGACCGGCTGCGTCACGAAAGCCTGTACCCCACATTCCGTGCCTTCGCGCAGTTCGGCTTCTACTTCGGCGCCTTCATCGCGGTCTTGGTCGCATTGGGTGGTGCCATTGCCTGGGCGCGTGAAAAGAGCTTTCTGACGCTGGTGCTTGCGGCCTGCGCGGCGGTCTTCGTCTGGCTGGTTGCGAAGGCCCTGAAAGAAGGCTCGTTGATGCTGGCCGACATGAGCGATGCAATGGTGCGCATGGCTGAGAAGGCTGAGCGGTGAGCGCCGGCCTGCGCGTTGCAGCGCTGCTGCTGCTGGCCCTGACCACCAACCAGGCGCATGCCGTCTTCAAGTGCACCGACCCGAAGACGGGCAAGGTCACGTATTCAGATGCACGCTGCCCAGCAGCGGCCGACCAGGTCGGCGTGCGCATCATGGCCAATGTGGTCGATGCGCACCCCATTCCCGAAGCCGGCTTGCGTGCCGGGCCGCTGCGGGGGTCGCGTGTGGAAGAGCTGATCATGGCCGGCCGCGTTGCCATCGGCATGACGGAACAAGAGGTCTTCAACAGCTGGGGCGACCCCAGCCACGTGAACACCGACATCTACGGCGACCGCATGCAAAAGCAGATGGTCTTCAACCGCGGCGCTGACGGCACGCAGTACGTCTATACCGAGAACGGCCTGGTCACGGCCATCCAGTCGCGGCCCGGCTACGTCCGCACGCACACGGAACGCTGCTACAGCGCGCTGGACATCCGCAACGCGGGCGTGGGCGAGAACAGCCAGAGCAAGACGGCTGCTGAGAAGCAAGCCATACGCGACAGGGTGGCGCGCATGAAGCCCTGCTAGATTGCGCCAGGCGCGGCTGAACCCGGGCAAAGCCGGCATCCAGTCTTAAAACGGTTTAGCTACCCCCTTGCGCGCGCGCGGGCCAAAGTGCCCGCATGCACCCAGCCGCACCGCCACCAGACCAAGCCAGCGCCGCCCCCGGCCTGCCGGCTGCGGGCCCCTTCTTCGCGCTGGTGGCTGCCGTGGGTTCAGTGGCCGCTGCGCTGGTGCTGTGGCTGGTGCCGCAGTTCGAAGGCACGGTGCTGCAGGGCTACCGCGACCTGGGCGGCGTGGTCACCGCCTGCACCGGCAACACCAGCGCCGCCATGCTGGGCATGGCGTACACGCCAGAACGCTGCCGCGAACTGCTGGCCAGCGACCTGGTGCGCCACAACGCGGGTCTGAACGGCTGCGTCACCGCCCCACTGCAAGACCATGAACGCGCCGCGCTGCTGAGCTGGGCCTTCAACGTGGGCGTGGGCAATGCCTGCAGCAGCACCCTGGTGGCCAAGGCCAATGCCGGCGACATGCCCGGCGCCTGCGCCGAGCTCAGCCGCTGGACGTATGTGGCCGGCCGCAACTGCGCCGCCCCTGAAAACGCCTTGCGCTGCGGTGGCATACCGCGACGCCGCGCGGCTGAACGCGCGATGTGCGAGGGCCGCTACACCGGCGCCGCTGCGGCGGCCGCTTCACGGGCCGGCGCATGACAGACATCAGCACCAAGCTGCTGGCCGGCCTGGGTGGCCTGGCCCTGGCCTTCGTGCTGGGCGTGGGCACAGGCCAGCGCCTGGCGCACACCGCAGCCGTCGCAGCGGGCGTCAAGGCCGCCGAAGCACGGGCTGTCGTGCTGGAAAAGGCCCGCGTCACCGGCGAAACCAGCGTGGCCGCGCTGGGCGTGCAGGTGGCAGACATCCGCAGCAACCAGAACACCGTCGAGAAAAGGACCACCCATGCGCCCCTGCTTGCCACCGCGCCCGCGTGCCGCGTCGCACCTTCCCGTGGGCCTGCTGTGCCAGCGCCTGTTCACGCCGCTGGCCTGGCTGGGCCTGCTGCCGCTGAAACTGGTGCAGGGCCTGCTGGCCCTGGCCTGCGTGTGGCTGGTGCTGCCGCTGCGGCGGGGCTGGTGCCGCCTGGTGTACCTGCCGATGTTTCCGGTGGCGGTGTTGATCCTGGTCTCAGTCTTGGCGCTGTCAGCCTGTGGAACAGCGCCCTTGCCGGCCACGACGTGCCCGCCGGTGCCTGCCGCGCTGATGACACCACCAGCGCCGCCTGTGCCGCTGGGGCCAACGTCAGCCTTGCCGCCGCCTGGCGCAACCACGCCGCCAACGCTGCCAGCTGCGCGGAAGACCGCGCGCGTTACCAGCATCTGATCGACTTCCTTCGCGCCACGCGCTGAACCCGCCATGCCTGAGCTGTACACCTTCTACCTGCTGCTGCAGGGCCTGCAATTGCTGTGGCTCATCGGCGTTACGGCAGCCATCTGGCTGCGCAAGCCGGGCATGGATGCCAGCGCTGCGGCCACGAAGCTGCAGCACGAATTCGACCTGCAGCTGAAGCTGCACCGCGACGAAACGCGGCTGGAATTCAACCGCCAGTCCTTGCAGATCAAGAGCATCGAAACCCATATGCAGCACATGCCCAACAGCGAAGAGCTGGCCGAGATCAAGGGCACGGTGGACACGATAAACGCCCGCCAGGCGTTGATGGCAGAGACCCTGAAGGTGCTGCGCGATTCGCAAAGCCGTGTCGAAGACTACCTGCTGAAAAGAAAGGGCTGAACGCCATGACGAGCCTGAAGTTCAGCGAATTCCAAAGCCAGCACCGCCGCCTGGCGGTGCTGCGCGGCCTGCAGCAGGCCGTGGCCGGCTACCGCGCCAGCGCGCTGCTGCTGCGCAGCTACTGCGAAGCCGTGGGCCACACCGCGCTGACGGGCGACCTGGAAGCCGACCTGGCCTGGCTGAGCCTGGCCGGCCTGGTGGACCTGCACACCGACCAGGGCGTGACCAGCGCCACCCTGACGGCCAAGGGCCTGGACGTGGCCACCGGCCACGCCATCGTCGAGGGCGTGCAGCGCCCCGGCCCGGCGGGCTGAGGGCAGGCCATGCCACCCGTGCCCAAGATCGCCAAGCTGCCGCCTGAGCTGCGCACCTGGCTGCACCGCACCTTCGTGGAACGAGCGCATGGCGACATCGTCGCCATCACCGCCGAACTGAACGAGCTGATGAAGAAGGCCGGCGTGGCCATCACCATCGGCAAGAGCGCGGTGGGTGAAGAAAGCCAGCGCGTGCGCCGCGCCAGCGAAGCCATTGCGGCGGCCACGCGCAGCATGCAGCTGATCGCCGACACGGCACAAGACGACAGCGACAAGCGTGGCGAAGCGCTGAACGCGCTGGTCAGCGAAGGCCTGTTCGAAACCCTGCTGCTGGCGCGCGAGGCCGAGGCCGAAGAAGACCTGCCGGCGCGCATGGCGCTGCTGAACAAGGCCGCGTTGGCCGCCGGCCGCCTGACCACCACCAGCGTGCGCCAGCGGCAGCACCGCCACCAGGTGGAAGAACGCGCCCGCCAGGTGGCCGACGCCGTCGCCAAGATCGCCAAGACCGGCGGCATGAAGGCGGCGCAGGTGCGCGAGATCAAGAACCGCATCTTGGGCATTGCGACGGCGGCGCCATTGGCGCCGACCGCGGTAGCGCCCAACAACCCGGCGGCAACGCCGACAGGGAACGCAGCATGAAAAAGAACTGGGCCATCTACGGCAGCGATGGCATACCCATCACTGCCACCAGCACCAGCGCGGTGACGTTGATTGGTACTGACGACACGCGCCTGCAGGCTGAAGACGTGATGATCGACAACCCGGGTTCGCTGGACGTGTACGTCAAGGCCGGGCCGGTGTTGGCCGGTCTGGCCGCTACGTTGAACAGCGTGCGGGTTCCTGCAAACAGCTTGCAGCCCTTCGCCAAGGGCGCGGGCGCAAAGTACCTGGCGGTGTACTGCCCAGGCGGTTCGCAAGGCATCGTGGTGCACATCGGAGACGGCGCGTGAGCGGGCGCGGTCGCACTGGCGGGGCGGGCGGCGCGGTGTCAGGGGCTGGGAATCCGAAGCCCTACGCCGTCGTTGCCAAAGTGCAGACGGCACCGACCAATGCCTTCACGCTGACCCCCCCGTACTCGTCGTCGGCCGTGCCGATCCCGGTGGCGCAGACAGACAACCAGTACGCCGATTTGATTGTCCAGGCCAACGTCGGCGATCCGATCGCCGTGGAAGATTGGACCATGTTCCAAACCGCATCTGGCAGCGGTTTGAAGCTGTCGATGTGGAGCGTTGGCGGACCCGTTGCGCGGGACTGGGGTTCAGGCACTGAAGGTTTGCAATCAGTCCTAGGCTTCGCTGTACCAGCGGATAACCTGGGCAGCGGCATCTACGCTTACGGCGTCCAGGCTGGGGCCGTCGCGGTCAACACGGTCAAACAATCAGACCTTGACCAGAATGGCAACCTCGTCTTCCGGCTTTACGCGGCCAACGCTGTGAGCGGCAGCTTCTCGCACCAAGTCAACCAGTTCTACCAAGTAGCCTCTTTCATTGCCAAGAACATGCGCGGGGCAGCGCAAGGGCTTGTTCCGGCAGCGACCACGGTGCTCCCGAATGCCGGTGCCAACGCAACCGTTACGGTTTCCGCAAACACCATCGCACCAGTAAAGAGCGGCTGGGAGATTTACCGGCCCGCGAAGGTCATGGACCTGATCGAGGTTGAGTTGGGCGTGTGCACCAACGTCGATGATTTTTGGTTGAGCGTTCTTTCTGTAGCCGGCAGTTCGCTTCGGTGCTGCCTTAAAGGCTCGCTGCTGTCGAATCTGCAGGACCAGACGAACTTTTTTAAGGCCCTAATTCATTACGGTTCCAGCACGACTAACAACGTCGCAAAAGCATTCTTCCGCGTCATGCCGAGCGGCCTTGACGCCAACGGATACATCCGCCTGCGGCCGTATATGTATAAAGGCAGCGGTGCGACCGCAACGCTCTACGCGGCTGGTCCGGCCGGCACTAATCCGACTCTATCGACATATCTCTCAGTCACGAACTGGGGAAGTGAGTTTTCTTACGGAAGCGGTTTGTTGGGGACTGTTGCGTCTGGAAGATCGCCTGGGGAGTTCACTTCCTACCTTGATTCAGCGGGTCTGATAAACGGCTTCTACTCTAAGCAAGGTGGGTTTGGCGGGGTTTCCGCCGTAACGGCGACCGACCCAAATGGCCCCTGGACGCTTCTTCAGGACAACCTGCTGGCCTCGGCCCCGTATGTGCCCGATGGCGAGACTACCTGCATGTACGACAACGGCCTCGCGTACATCTACTACACATCGGGCAATGGCATAGCGGTCGCTTACGGCACGAACCCGAAAACCCTGGTGGGCCAAGCAACGCTCGCTCTTACGCTCACGGGTCAAGGCTACTCGTTCGTGCCGGGAACCGTCGCTGCGGGTGGGGTGTGTAAGGGTCCAGGCGGCCTTTACTACATGTCTTTCGATGCATATCCGAACAGCACGGACATGGCGACCTGGTTCACCGGAATCGCAGTCTGCAACGATCCCAAAGGTCCATTCAAGGTCATAGCCTTTCCGCTCAACAAGCTGCCTATGGTCAGCCTTGAATGGACAGGCACGATCACCGGCAACACGACGCTGACGCTCAACAGCGACATTGCAGGCGTCGGCAGGTTCACCATGAATCAACTGATCTGGACCAGTGTGGCTGCTGCGGTGCCATTGGTAAAACTGCTGACAGGCGAACTGGGGAAAGCTGGCAGCACCTACCAAATTGGCTCGACTACCAACGTCTCAAGCGCTGCTATGTCCCTGCGCTCGGAAACTGGGCATGCTTGGCTGGAGTATGTGAACGGGTACTTGAGCATGCTCTACATGTCGGCCGTAGCTGGCGGGGGCAACACGCCTTTGACTATTCTTGCAGCAACATCAAAGGACGGTGTGGACTGGATTCCCACAGCCAACAGCAAGATCGAGGGGCGGAAAGCAAACTCCTACGGCATGTCCGGGGAACTGAATCCAATCGTGAACAACGCCTTCAACGGGGTCCTGTTGAACTCCTTGAGCCCGGACATCGGAAATCCGTGGGTGCTCCGATTCAACGGGAAGAAATACCTGTACGCAACCATCGGCAACATCGACACCACGCTCATTGGAACGGTGGTGTCTGACCCACTGAAGCTGCCGTTCAATGAGCCATCGGCCGGCGTCATCAACAAGATTCAGTCGCCTATCAGGGTGTCCATCAACGCGAACAGCACCTTGACCGTCCCTGCTAACTCTGCGTTGCGGCTGGTCTCGATAATCGAGGGCGCCGGTGCCACCATTACTGGCGGCCTGAACATCGGCACCACGTCCGGAGGTGCGCAAGTGCTGTCCGCGCAGGCTGTCGCGGCGAACTCGAAAAGTTCCGTCGCGCCTATCGCATCTGCATCGGTGTTCACCGTTGACACGACCCTGTACCTGCAAGCAGTCACGGCGTGGAACGGGGCCGCAATAAATGTGTCCTTGTTCTTCGACCCGATCTGATTCCCAAGCCCCTGCCGGTGCCCCGAACATGAACTCCGCCGATCTCGCGGCCACGCTTGAAGTGCTGGCCCAGGCCTTGCGCCTGGTGCCCGAGCTTCAGGCGTTGCAGGGCAGCATGCCTGGTGCCCAGGCGGCGCTTGCGGCGCTGCCTGCCGCGCCTGTATCCGCAGCACTCCCCGCGCTGCCCGCACCGGTGGTACCTCAGAAAACGCTGAACGAGTGGCTTGACCTGCATGAGCAGCAATTGCGCGAACGCGGATATACCGACCAGACGCTGAAGAACCGAGGCGCCAACCTGAAGCACGTGCGGCGCATGTGGGGCGACTCTGTTATCAGTGAGCTGAAGCCGCACCAGGTGGCCACGGCACTGCGCAAGGGGTTCGACCCGAAGAAGACATCCACCGCCGGCCGCGTGCTGGCCGAGCTGCGCGAGGCCTACACCGAGGCCATCGCCAACGGCTGGTGCGAGAACAACCCGGCCTTTCACATCAAGCCGCCCAAGCACAGCACCATGCGCGCGCGACTGACGCTGGGAGTCTGGCGACAGATGCTGGAACTGTCTAAGGCCAGCCCGCAGCGTTGGGTTCGCCCGATGCTGCTGCTGGCTATGGTGATCGGGCAACGTCGCGCCGATCTGGGTCGCGTGTGCTTACAAGACATCGTGACCGGTGATGACGGCAAGCAGTACCTGCGCATCGAGCAGCAAAAGAAGGCCGGCAAGCGCATCGGCGCGCGTGTCGAGATACCGCTGAGCCTGCGCATGGAAGCAATCGACATGAGCGTGGGCGACGTCATTGAGCTTTGCCGCGAGTGCGGATCACCTGGGCCCGCGCTGCTGCGTTCAGCCGGCGGCAAGCGGCTCGAAGTGTCTTCGCTGAGCGCCCGCTTCCATGAGCACATCCTGGTGGTGCTGGGTGAAGACGCCTTCGATGCCTACGAATGGCCCAGCCTGCACGAAGTGCGTTCGCTGTGCGCCCGCACATACCACGCGCAGGGTTACAGCAAGAAGACGCTGCAGGTGCTGCTGGGCCACAAGAATTCTGAGATGACCGACCTCTACATCGACGACCGTGGGCTGAGCGATGAAGAGTGGAAGCGCGTGGCGTTGTTCGAAGTCCCGCCTGCCAAGGCTGCTGCACTGTGAGCACCGCAGCCAACCCGCTGAACGCGCTGAACACCTCGGCGCTGGCCGACGAACCGCCGCCGGTGATGCTGGCCTACCAGCAAGCCTGGATCGCCGACGAAGCCCAGCTGAAGGTCTGCGAGAAAGGCCGCCGCGTGGGCCTGACCTGGGCCGAGGCTGCAGACGCGGTGCTGATCGCGGCCAGCGAGGGCGGCACCAACTACTTCTACATCAGCGCCACGCAAGACATGGCCCGCGAATTCGTCGAGGCCGCGGCGATGTGGACGCGCGCCTTCAACTATGCGGCCGGCGAAATGGGCGAAGGCCTGTACGACGACGGCGCTGACGTGGCCGACAGCAACCGCCGCTTCATCAAGACTTACGAGATCAGCTACCCGCACACCGGCCGGCGCATCGTGGCGCTGAGCAGCCGGCCCACCAACCTGCGCGGCAAGCAGGGCGTGGTGGGCATCGACGAAGCCGCCTTCGCGCCCGAGCTGGGCGGCCTGCTGAAGGCCGCAATGGCCATGCTGCTGTGGGGTGACAAGGTCCGCATCTGGTCCACGCACGACGGCGTGGAGAACGCCTTCGCGCAATTGGTGGATGAAGTGCGGGCCGGCAAGCGCGGCGGCCCGCGTGTGGCCAGCGTGCACCGCGTGGCCTTCGGTGACGCCGTGGCCGCCGGCCTGTACCAGCGCGTGTGCCTGCGCAAGGGCAAGACCTGGTCGCAGCCCGACGAAGACGCCTGGGTGGCCGCCGCCTACCGCTTCTACGGCGAAGACGCGCCGGAAGAACTGGACGTGGTGCCCAGCAGCAGCGCCGGCAAGTACTTGAGCCTGGCGCTGATCGGCCAGCGCATGACAGCCGTGCCCGCGCCTGTGGGACCGCACCTGGTGCGTGGCCGGTGGGACGATGCCTTCGCCTACCTGGGCGAAGACGTTCGCACCTATGCCATCAAGGGCTGGATTGCCGAGCACCTGGCGCCCATGCTGGCCGCACTGAACCCGCTGCGCCGCCACGTGTTCGGGCAAGACTTCGCGCGCAGCCTGGACCTGAGCGTCATCACCGTGCTGGAAGAAGACGTGGACCTGGTGCACCGGGTGAAGCTGGTGGTGGAGCTGGGCAACTGCCCTTTCAGCTGCCAGGAACAGATCTTGTTCGCCATCGTCGATGCGCTGAAGTCCAGGCGCTTCCGGGGCGGCGCGATGGATGCCACCGGCAACGGCGCCAGCCTGGCTGAGAAGGCCGCGCAGCGCTACGGCGTGGAGATGATCGAACAGGTGAAGCTGAGCGTGGCCTTCTACCTGGCGCACATGCCCAAGCTGAAGGCCGGCCTGCAAGACGGCACGCTGACCGACATCCCGCGCGACGAACACCTGCAGACCGACTTGCGCGCCATCGCACTGGTCAGCGGCGTGCCCATGCTGCCCAAGACCAACACCGCCAGCGCCGCAGCGCGCGCCGAAGCGGCTGAGGGCGGAACCGGCAAGCACGGCCGGCGGCATGGCGACTTCGCCATCAGCCTGTTCATGGCCGAGTACGCCTTCCACCGCGAAGCCGGCGAGATCGACTTCACGCCCGCGCCGGGCCGCAGCCACCGGCAGGAAGCGCCGCAAGGGCGCGGCTTTCAGATGCGCGCCAGTGACGCCGACGACGACCTGCGCATGGGTGAATACGAAGGCGATGGGGGTTTCTGATGCTTTGCGCACCCAGCCTGTGCCCGGCGTTTGCCTTTTTGAACGTTCATGAACGGCCTTGCGGGCCTGGAAAGGCGCGCGCCGCTATCCATGCCGCACCCCCACCCGAAAAAACGCCCCAAACGCTGACCCCGGCCACATCGGCCGGCCACCCACTTTCGAAGGCCCGACCATGATCCTTGACGTCAACGGCCAACCCATCGACGTGTCGGCGCTGGCCGAACCGCAAAGCGCCCGCGTGGTCTACCTGCACCGCGAATTCGACAACCACCCGGCGCGCGGGCTGACGCCGCAGCGGCTGCACAGCATCCTGGTGCAGGCCGAGCAGGGCAACCTGGTGGCGCAGCTGGAACTGGCCGACGACATGTGCGAACGCGACGCGCACCTGTACGCCGAGCTGAGCAAGCGGCGCGGCGCCATCACCAGCCAGACCTGGTCGGTTGAGCCGCCACCCAACCCCAGCGCCGCTGAAAAGGCGATGACCGAACGCGTGGCCTACTGGCTGGGCGCCATCCAGTGCTTCGCCGACGGCATGCAGGGCGGGCTGGAGCTGGTCATCAGCACCATGACCGACGCGCTGCTGAAAGGCTTTGCCCCCATTGAAATGGTGTGGGCCCTGCAGCCCGACGGCAGCGGCGCGAAGGTGCAACTGCCCACGCTGACGCAACAGCCCCAGCGCTGGTTCACGCCCAGCGCCGACCGCCGCCGCCTGCTGCTGCGCAGCCAGACCGAAAGCACGCCGGCCAGCGACTACCTGCCGTCGGTGATGGGCGTGGAATTGCTGCCCTACGCCTGGCTGATGCACCTGCACCCGGCGCGCAGCGGCTACGTCAGCCGCATGAGCCTGGCGCGCGTGCTGGCCTGGCCCTACCTGTTCAAGAACTACAGCGTGCGCGACCTGGCCGAGTTCCTGGAAATCTACGGCCTGCCCACGCGCATCGGCAAGTACCCGGCCGGCGCCAGCCCGGACGAGAAGCGCACGCTGCTGCGCGCCGTTACCGACATCGGCCACAACGCCGCCGGCATCATTCCGCAAGGCATGGTCATCGACTTCCTGGCCGCGGCCGACGGCACCGACGGCCCCTTCGCGGCGATGTGGGACCGCATGGACGCGGCCGAGAGCAAGGCCATCCTGGGCCAGACGCTGACGGCCGAGCAGGGCCAGCGCGGTTCGCAGGCGCTGGGCCGCGTGCATGAAAAGGTGCGGATGGACATCCGCGACGCCGATGCCCGCCTGATCGAAGCCACACTGAGCCGCCAGCTGATACAGCCGCTGGTGGCGCTGAACATCGCTGGTGCCGACTTGCGCCGCCTGCCGCGCCTGGTGCTGGACACCGGCGACGCCGAAGACCTGACGGCCTACGCCGACGCGCTGCCCAAGCTGGTGGGCATAGGCCTGCCCATCGGCGTGAGCTGGGCGCAAGACAAGTTGCGCATACCGGCGCCGCAGGCTGGGGAAGCGGTGCTGTCGGCGCCCGCCGCGCCCGCGCCGCCGCCAGTCGGTGCGGCTGGTGCTGGCGGTGCTGCTGGCGCTGCCGATGCGGCGCAGGCCTTCGTGGCAGCGTTCAACCAGCGCGCCGCAGCGCTGGCTGCACAGGCGCGCGCCGCCGCGGCGCCTGCCGTGCAGCCTGAACCCGACGCCATCGACGCCCTGGTGGCTGAACAGGTGGCGCAGTGGCAGCCGCTGCTGACGCCGCTGGTGGGCCCGCTGCTGGCCGAATTGGACAAGGCCGTTGCAGCCGGTGAAAGCCTGCAGGCCTTCGCGGCGCGGCTGCCGCAACTGGTTGCGCGTATGGACGCCGGCCCGCTGGCCGAAGACCTGGCCCGCGCCGGCTTCGGCGCCCGCCTGGCGGGCGAGGCCGACCTGGACCTCACCGGCCAGGACGCCTGACATGCCGCAGGCGGTGCCGCCCGGCTTCACCATCGGCGCCAGCCAGCCGGCTGACGCCATGAACGCCTTCGCGCAGCGCGGCCTGCTGCAGCCCACCTTCAACTGGCACGACCTGTGGGAAGCGGAACACGCCGGCAAGTTCATGGTGGCCGGCGTGGCCCAGGCCGACGTGCTGCAGTTGTTCAAGGGCGAGATCGACAAGGCCCTGGCCAGCGGCAGCAGCCTGGCCGACTTTGCCAAGGCCGTGCGGCCCGAGCTGGTGAAGAAGGGCTGGTGGGGCGACATCGAGATCACCGACCCCAGCAGTGGCGAAATACGCACGACGCGCTTCGACGCCGCGCGCCTGCAGCTGATCTATGACACCAATCTGCGCCAGAGCTACGCGGCCGGCCGCTGGGCGGACATCGAGCGCACGAAGAAGACCAAGCCCTTCATCACCTACCGCACCATGCGCGACGAACGGGTTCGCACCAGCCACCGCCCGTGGGACGGCCTGGTGCTGCCGGTGGACGATGCTTTCTGGGCCGAGCACTACCCGCCCAACGGCTGGCGCTGCCGCTGCCGCGCCTATTCCATCAGCCAGCGCGCGCTGGACCGCATGGTGGCCGACGGTGAGCCCGTGCAGCGCGAAGCGCCGCCGGTGGCCAGGGTTCCCTACCGTGACCCGCGCACCGGCGAGACATCCACCACGCCGGTGGGTGTGGACCCGGGCTTTGGCTACAACCCGGGCAAGAGTTACCTGGCGCACACCAGCGGTCTGCAGCGCCAGGCGCTGGACCGCGCTGCGCCCGAGCTGGCCGCCGCGCAGGTGGCGCAGCAGATACAGACACCGAACTTCAGCCGCTTCATGCGCGCGCCGCTGCCTGACGAAGCGCAGCCGGTGGCCGTGGTGCAGGCGGCCCGGCGCCTGCTGCCCGGTGTCGCCAGCCGCACGCTGGTGCTGCAGGGCAAGACGGCGCAGGCCCAGGCTGCGCCGGGTTCGCTGGCCAGCCTGGACTGGGTGCAGCAAACCCTGGACGCGGGCGCGCAGTTCACGGACGGCGCCGACAACGTGGTGATATTCCTGGAACGTGACGGCTGGGTTTCGGTATTGCATGTGCAGGCCAAAGGAGCGGCGCTGGACCTGGTGCGGTTTCGGCGGGTGGCGGCCGGTGACGCGATTGGCAATATTGAAATCGAACGCCTGCGCAAACTGTCGAACGCCCGCAAAGGAAACTGAGCGATGGCCGATTTCCTGAGCGTTGAAATCACCGGCAACCAGGCGCTGGTCGAGCAATTGAATCAGGCCGCGCAGCGCCTGCAAAACCCCCGCGACCTGTTGACAGTACTGGGCGGCACGCTGGTGGAAAACATCAACCGGCGCTTCAACACCAAGACCGACCCGCAAGGCAACCGCTGGGCCGAACTGGCACCCAGCACGCGCAAGCGCTACGACCAGCAAGACACGCCGACCAAGGGCAAGAATGCCGGCACGGTGGTGCGCCGCGGTACCCTGCTGGAACGCACTGGGCAGATGATCAATTCGTTGAATGCCAACGTCAGCGCCGACCAGGTCGAAGTGGGCATGAACCGGCTGAGCGACGGCGGCCGGTGGTCGATACCGCTGTTGCATGAGTTCGGCACCACCAAGATGCCACGCCGCGGCATCTTCCTGGCCGACCCTGAAGCGGGCACACTGGGCGCTGGTGACGAGGCCGACCTGAGTGCGGACATCACCGCCTTCCTGGACGACATCTTCGGCGTGTGACCGCACTGCGCCCGGCCCGGCGCAAGTCTTAAAACAGTTTGCGTAGGCGCGCAGGCTGCGGCCACGCAAAGTGGCGGCATGCGCTTGCACACCGCCCTTCTTGCCGCCACGCTGCCCCTGTTGGCCAGCGGCCAGGCGCAACTGCTGCCGGCTGGTGAGTTCGCCGCCCGAGATGGCCGGCCCGGCCCCGGCAAAAGCTGGAAGGTGACCGACGCGCAGGGCCAGCTGCTGGCCGATGCGCTGAACGCCATCACGGCCAAGACGCCCGTCGTCATCGACTACGAACACCAGACCCTCAGCGCGCCCACCAACGGCCAGCCCGCGCCGGCTGCCGGCTGGATCAAGCACGCCACCTGGCGGCCGGGCGAAGGCCTGTTCGCCGACGTCGAATGGACCGCCGCCGCGCGCGCCCGCATCGAGGCCGGTGAATACCGCTTCATCAGCCCCGTCATCACCTTCGACAGCAAGGGCGTGATCACCGGCGTGCTGATGGGCGCGCTGACCAACTTCCCTGCACTGCTGGGCATGGACGCCGTCGTGGCCCAGCTGAACACCCTTTTCAACCTTCCACCTGAACACCAGGAGACCGACATGGCCGCACTTCTCGTTTCACTGCTCGCCGCCATTGGCCTGCCCGCCGCCACCAGCGAAGCCGAAGCGCTGGCCGCCGTCAGTGCGCTCACCGCGACGGCGACCGCTGCGCGTGACGGCCTGGCCGCCTTGCGCGCCGAGCTTGGCCTGCCGGAAACCGCCGACACCACGGCCGCGCTGACGGCCGTGAAGTCGCTGAAGACCGCCAACGTCGGCACCGAGACCGTCGCCCTGGTGACCACGCTGCAGACGCAGGTGGCCACGCTGACCGCGCAGCTGCAAGCCGACCAGGTCGTCAAGGCCGTGGACGGCGCCATCACTGCCGGCAAGCTGGCCACCGCTTCGCGCCAGACCTTCATCGATCTGGGCAAGCGCGACTTCACCAGCCTGACCACGATGCTGGCCGCCATGCCCGCCATCCCAGGCCTGAACGGCCAGAGCGCTGCGGCCGGCGCAGCCGCTGCCGATGGCGGTGGTGGCGACGGCGGCGGCACCGGCGCGCTGACGACGCAACAAAACAAGATCGCTGCGCAGCTGGGCATCGACCCCAAGGCCTACCAGACCCACCTGGCGGCCGTGGCCGCCGCCGCGGCCTGAGCGCTGCGCCCCCTGACCCACCGGAGCCCACACCATGACTGCACTTGCCGTTGACCGCCCCACACCGAAGCGTTCGGGCCACCAGTTTTCATTCCCTGTTGCCGCGTCTTCGAAAATCTACGCCGGCAGCCTGGTGTGCATCAACGCATCCAGCCTGGCTGTGAAGGGCAGCGCCGCCACCGGCCTGAAGTGCGTGGGCGTGGCGCAGGAACAGGCCGACAACACGTCGGGCGCCGACAGCGCCATCAACGTTCCGGTGGAGCGCGGCACCTGGCGCTTCGGCAACAGCGCGGCCGGTGACGCCATCGCCCTGAAAGACATCGGCGCCAGCTGCTACATCGTGGACGACCAGACCGTGGCGCTGACCAACGGCAGCAGCACGCGCAGCGTGGCCGGAACCATCCGCGACGTGGACGCCAGCGGCGTCTGGGTCGAGTTCTGACCCGCAGCCAGCCCACCAGCCCGCACACGGCAACCACCCGCCTTCGCGCAACCCCTTTTCATCTGGAGCAACGCTCATGATCATCAATCGCGGCAACATGCTGGACCTCTTCCGGGGCTACCAGCTCGTGTTCCAAGGCGCCTGGCAGCAGGCCCCCAGCATGGCCGACATGGTGGCCACCGAAGTGCCCAGCAGCGGCAGCGAAGAGCACTACGCCTGGCTGGGCACCATGCCCCGCTTCCGCGAGTGGATCGGCGACCGCCAGATTCAGAGCCTGGCCGCGCACGACTTCACCATCAAGAACAAGACCTTCGAGAACAGCATCGGCGTGAAGCGCGAGCACATCGAAGATGACAAGTACGGCTTGTACAACCCCATGATCCAGCAGCTGGGCATGGAAGCGAAGACGCACCCGGACGAACTGGTCTTCGCCGGCCTGGCGCTGAACGGCGCCAGCCAGAAGTGCTACGACGGCCAGAACTACTTCGACACCAGCCACCCGGTGCTGGCCGCCGACGGCAGCACCACCACCGTCAGCAACTACGGCGGCGGAGCCGGTGCCCCGTGGTACCTGATGTGCACCAGCCGGCCGATCAAGCCCTTCATCAAGCAGGTGCGCCGCGCCTACAACTTCCAGGGCATGACCAGCCTGGACGACGAAGGCGTGTTCATGCGCAATGAATACCGCTACGGCGTGGACGCGCGGCTGAATGTGGGCTACGGCCTGTGGCAACTGGCGTACATGAGCAAGCAGACGCTGGACATCACCAGCTACGCCGCGGCCCGCGCCGGCATGCTGAGCCTGAAGGGCAATGGCGGCAAGGTGCTGGCCATCACGCCGGAAACCCTGCTGGTGCACCCGAGCCTGGAAAAGCAGGCGCAGGACATCGTCGCCGCACAGCGCCTGGCCAACGGCCAGGACAACACGATGTACGGCACCGCCAAGGTCATCGTCTGCCCGTGGCTGGCCTGATCGGCCGACCCACCACCTGACCATCAGCCGACACCGGGAGCACCACATGGCGACGAAATCGACAGCGAAGAAAGCCGGCCCCGCCGACAAGGGCCTGAAGGTGGCCCACAAGGCCGCAGGCAGTTTTTGGCGCGGCGGTCACGAATTCACCGGCGAGCCGCGCACCATCGCGCTGGCCGACCTGACGCCCGAGCAGGCCGACGAAATCATCGCCGAGGGCGACAAGGTGGGCGGCTGGTTGGTCGTCACCGAGGTGGACATCGAGCCGCCCAAGGCCTGACGCCCGACCACACCGCACCGAACCGCACCAGGCCGCGCCATGACGCTCACCGCCTACTGCACCCCGCAGCAGCTGATCGACACCTTCGGCCAGGTCGAGATGGAGCGGCTGACCGACATTGAACGGCCGCGCCAGGGCGCCGTGGTGATGGCGGTGGCGCAGCGCGCGTGCGACCGCGCCAATGCCGAGGTAGAGACCAGTGTGGCGGCACGCTATGTGACGCCGCTGAACGCGGTGCCGGCGGTGCTGACTTACATCGCCGGCGACCTGGCGCACTACTACCTGTACGGCACCGAGCCGCCCACCTGGGTTCAGGCCCGCTTCGACGCGGCACGGGCCGACTTGAAGGCGGTGCGGCTGGGCACCTTGCCGCTGGGGCCTGACGTGATCTTTGGCTTCCCGTTGGCCAGCCCTGAACTGAACGTGGCCGAGTTCAATCAGGGCAGCAAGGTGATGGGCCGCGACCCCATCACCGGCGGCGTGCAGTGAGCCCGCCGTGGATCGACAACGCACTTTGGGCCGGCGAGGCCATCGTGGCCCGGCTGAAGGCCGAAGTGCCGGGCCTGGGCGAAGTGCTGTGCATCGACCAATTCGACCCCAAGGCCAGCGAGCCGCGCGCCTTTCCGGCCGCGGTGGTGCTGCTGGCCAGCCTGCGCGTGACCACGCCTGCCAGCGGCTTGCGCCAGGTGGCCGGCGTGGAGCAAGACTGGCTGGTGGTGCTGGCCGTGCGCAGCGCAGCGCGCGACCCGAATGCCAACGCGGCCGAGTTCGGCCCGCTGATACCCGCCACGGTGGCTGCGCTGATGGGCTGGAAGCCCGACGGCAGCGACTACGGCTTCGCCTGGAAGACCGGGCCGCGCCCGGACTACGGCAAGGACGTGAGCTATTTCCCGCTGCTGTTCAGCCTGCAGATGGCCGCTGTGCGCGCCCCTGCCTGAACGCGCTTCCCAACACTTGAACGAGACGGAGAAAGAACATGGCTGACCAGAGCTACATGGGCGTGGGCAAGGTCCACGTGCGCGCCTACGGCACCACCGGCGCACGCCGCTATGTCGGCAACGTCGGCTTGCTGACGCTGAAGCAGAACCTGAACGTGCAAAAGCAGAAAGACCGCACCCGCGTGGGCGGCGGCCTGGTGAACCAGGTGGAGCGCTTGGACAGCGTGCAGGCCGAGATGACCTGGCTGGAATTCAACGGCCCCAACCTGGCCGTGGCGCTGGCCGGCCCGGCCAGCACCGTCGCGGCCGGCACGATCACCAACGAAGTGGTGGCGCTGTACAAGGGCAGCCTGGCGCGCCTGTCGGCACCGCCCAACGCCATCACGTCGGTGACCGGGCCCAATGGCAGCTTCACCGGCGCGATCGCGGGCACGACCTTGACCGTGACCGCAGTGGCTTCGGGCAGCGTGGCCATCGGCCAGACGCTGGCCGGTACCGGCGTGACAGCAGCCACCAAGATCACCGCCAATGGCACCGGCACCGGCGGCGTGGGCACCTACACGGTGGACATCACGCAGACAGCAGCCAGCGCCGCCATCACCGCCACGGGCAATGCGTTGACCGTGACCACCGACTACGCCCAGAGCCCCGGCGGCCTGCAGATTCCGACGGCGGCGGGCGTGACCGACGGCGGCAGCTACAAGGTGACCTACACCAACCTGGCCTACAGCCAGACCGAAGCCGCCATGCTGACGGCGCAGGAACTGGAGGTGTTCTTCGAAGGCCTGAACGAGGCCACGCTGGGCACACCCATGCTGGTGGACGTGTGGCGCATGCGCGTGCCGGCGGCGGCCGAACTGTCGCTGATCGGCGAGAACTTCGGCGAACTGAAATTCACGGCGGAATGCCTGAAAGACAGCACCAAGGGCAGCGGCGTGTCGTCCTTCTTCCGCACCCAGCAAGTCTGACCCGGCACGGCCGCCCGGCTGTAGCCACCACCAGCGCCGGCCCCAGGTTGCAAGACCGGGCCGGCGTTTTCAGTTGACGCAAGGCGCTTTCAGAAAAGGCACTCGGTGAAAGAAGTCGGCATTCTGCTGAAGGTCGGTGCGTCTGGCCTGGAGAACATCGACAAGCTGGGTGCAGGCCTGCGCGATGCTGGCGTTGACACGCAGGCCTTGGACAAGGTGGCGGTGGCCCTGAAGGACGAGCTGGACACGCTCAACCGCAAGCTGACCGACACGACCGCCGCCACGACCGCATTGGCCGGTGCCGAAAACAAGGCCGAGACCGAAGCCAAGACGCTTGCGGCGCGGGTGCAGGAACTGGAGGCCGAGTATGTGCAACTGGACCGCCAGTTGGACACTGCGGCGAAGTCTGCCGCCGAAGTGGCCGCCGCCCAAGCCAAGGCGGCTGCAGAAGCCAGAGCCCTTGCGGCAGCAGCACGCGAAGCGGCCAATGCGGTGCAGGTCGAAGTCAGTGCCATTGATGTTGCGCGCCAGCGCATGCAGGCAGCCGACGCCGCCGTGGATGCGTACCGGGCAAGCCTGGGCGATCTGACAAAGGCCGAAAAGGACGAAGTCGCTCAACTCGACCTGTTGGCAGAGCGTTCGCGCACGGCGCGCGTTGCCTACCTGGACCAGGTGACGAATGCCAGCGCTGCCGCACGGGCCCTGGACGCGGTGACCACCAGCAGCGACAAAGCCGGCAGGGCCAGCAAGGACAACGCTGCCGCGGCAAATGAAGCAGCCGGCGCAACAAGAAACCAAGGCGCTGCCGCCGACGAAGCCGGCGGCAAGCTGGGCGGCTTGGTGGGCCAGTTGCGCAACCTGACGGCGCTGGACCTGGCGCTGAAAGTGGGCGGCGAGCTGAAGAACCTGGTGGGCGACGTCAGCCAGACGGCCGAAGCCTTCCAGAACATGCAGGCGCGCATCAAGCTGGTCACCGGCACGGGCGAAGAGTTCACGGTGGCCATGCAGGGCATCGAGGCCATTGCCCTGCGCACCAACACCAACCTGGAAGCCACAGCGGGCCTGTACACCCGCATTGCGCAGGCTGGCAAGGAACTGGGTGTGGGCCAGCATGTTGGCGCCGACCGAAAACTGAGCCACTTTTGCGGGTAG